TGACTGCCGTGACTGGTGCAGTGTTTGCATTCAACGTCATGCCAGTATTTCCAGCAGTCGGCGGGTCAGCACCTGACGCGCAGACCGTTGACCTATCATTCATTGTTGTCGGTACACCTACCGAGACATTCAGCTAAGAATTAACAATCGGGAGACAAAATGAAGTTACCAATAACAATTGAATACAACAACGGCGACCAAATCACCTACACGGCAGCACCGCCTGAATGGGTGAAATGGGAAAAGCAAACGGGTCACACCATTGCCCAGGCGCAGGAAAAAATCGGAATTTCCGATTTGGTATTTCTCGCCTATCACGCCATGAAGCGCGAAGCCGCTGGGAAGCCAGTCAAGCCAATCGAAGCATGGACGGAAACCATTTCCGAAGTGATCGTCGGTGAAGCAAACCCAAAAGCCACCCAGTCGGAAGCCTAAGTCGAATCGTGTGGGAGATAGCCCTGGCAACGGGGCTATCGCCTAGCGAATTTGAATCAGCCGAGGACATTCTGACAATACTTGAAATTTTGGAAAGGCGGGCAAATGGCAACTGACGCGATCAGTTATGACAAAGCGGAATTGCGCGCCATAACCCGTTCATTCAAAGCAATGGACGAAGAAGCAACAAAACAGGCAAAAGTTATCAGCAGCGAATTGGCTGACTATGTTCGTTCAAGCGTGATCGACGCTGCGTCCACGAGCGGCACAAACCAAGCCGCGAAAGTCAGAATTGCCACTGGTGCGAAGGTTTCAAAATCATCAAAAATTGGTGAGATTTCGTACGGTTTCGCAGCCCAAAAGTTTTCAGGCGGGGGCACAACACAACAGTTATGGGCAGGTAACGAATTCGGTTCAAACAAGAAGAAGCAATTTCCAGTTTGGTCAGGTCGTGAAGGTCGCGGTTCGCGCGGCTGGTTCATTTATCCGACATTGCGCAGAATTCAGCCTGAGATCGTCAAACGTTGGGAAAACGCATTTGTCAAGGTTGTAAAGGAGTTTGACTAATGGCTGGCAGTCGTACCCTTAAACTTTCGATTCTTGGCGACGTTGATAATCTTAACAAATCGCTGAAAACCGCTTCAGGCGACGTGGACACATTTGGCGACAAGGTTGGCAAGGCAGGCGTTGCAATCGGCAAAGCCTTCGCCGCAGCTGCTGCCGCTGCTGGTGCTGCTGCAATTGCAATTGGTATTGAAGGCGTAAAGGCTGCAATAGCCGACGAAAAAGCACAAACACAATTGGCGTTGGCGTTGGAAAATGCAACGGGTGCAACTCAGGCACAGATCAAAGCAACGGAAGATTCAATTCTTCAAATGTCATTGGCGACTGGTGTTGCTGACGACGAATTGCGCCCCGCGTTGGGTCGTTTGGTTAGATCGACGGGCGACATCACAAAGGCGCAGGATTTACTTTCAACCGCGCTAGACATCAGCGCAGCGACAGGCAAACCAGTCGAAGCGATCGCGAATTCACTTGCTAAGGCATACGACGGCAACACCGCCGCCCTGGGTAAATTGGGCGTTGGCTTATCCACTGCCGAATTGAAAACAATGTCATTTGAGCAAGTTCAGGGTCGTTTGACTGAATTGTTTGGCGGGGCAGCAGCGCGAAACGCTGACACATACGCAGGACAGATCGCACGCGTTCAGGTTGCCTTCGACGAAGCAAAGGAAACATTGGGCACGGCATTGTTGCCAATCCTGGACAAACTATTGAAATTCATCAATGAAAACGCATTGCCTGCAATCCAGGCATTTTCAGCAGCCTTTAGTTTGACCGAAGGCGACGGGTTTGGCAAGGTAATCACTGACGTTGGCACAACATTGAAAAAGACATTCACACCAATCATTGAAGGCGTGAAGTCGGTCTTTGATAGCGTCAAAACTGCCGTCATGAATAGCAAGGACGAATTCAAAGCATTTTGGGACGTGGTCAAATTTATTGCGCCATTGGTAGGCAAGGCAATTGGCGATTCATTGAAGGTCGTTGGCGACATTGCCGAATTGGTTATCACGATTATTGCCAAAGTTTTGGGTGCAATCAAACCATTGCTGAACACCGCTATTGACGGTATCAATCTAATCATTAAGGGTTACAACTTAATTCAAACAGGAAAAGACATTCCACCGATTCAAAAAATTGGCGCGGCTTCAACTGCAACGGGCGCGCTTGGTAACTATTCAATGTCTACGGGCACGGTGTCAGCATCATCAACATCAACAGTTTCAAGCGGTGGCGGTACGACTGGGGGCGTTACTTCAGTCGGCGGTGGAACAACCAATGGAATTGCCGGGGTTGTTGCTTCGGCTGCGTCAGCTGCTAACAACATTGTTTCAGGTAATTTCAACCCTGGTTCTTTCCGAATGGCTGAAGCCGCTTCAATGGGCACAACAATCAACCTAACCGTCACGGGCGCATTTGACCGTGAGGGCACGGCACGCACAATTGTTGAAACATTAAACGATTCGTTTTATAGGGGCACGGGCGGCGCAGGAAGCCTACAAATAGCATGACGCAATGGTCGCCCATTTGGAACGTCACAATTGACGGCATTGAATACACGGACGCGGTTTTGGCTAACCTGGTCATTCGTAGCGGTCGAACAAACATTTATGAACAGGCGCAGGCTGGCTATACCAACATTCAATTGATCGACGTGAACCAAACTGCAATCCCAGTCAACATCAATTCAACTATTTCAATTCAGGTCAAAAATACGTCAAACACATTTGTGCCAATTTTTGGCGGTAACGTCGTGGACATTGGGTTGGAAGTGCGCGACGTTGGTTCAACCATGTTTACGCAGACTTATAACATCACCGCCCTGGGTGCGTTGGCGCGTTTGCCAAAAGCATTGACCGACGGCGTACTTGCCAAAGATTTTGACGGTGATCAGATTTACGAAATACTGCGCGAAGTATTGCTTAACACCTGGGCTGAAGTCGCTGGCGCGGTAACGTGGGCAACCTACGACCCAACTACGACATGGGCGACCGCTGGAAACGCTGGTTTGGGTGAAATTGATCGCCCAGGCAATTACGAATTGGCAGCGCGATCTTCGGAACGAATAGACGTTTATTCACTTGTTGCAGCCTTAGCGATTTCGGGACTCGGTTATTTATACGAATCCGCAACGGGGGCAATTTCCTATGCTGACAGTACTCACCGCACCCAATACTTAACCGCAAACGGATACGTTCAACTTACGGCAAATCAAGCCCGCGCAGCAGGTTTGCGCACTGAAACCCGTGCTGGGGACGTTCGAAACAATTTAACAATTAAATACGGCGCGACTAGCAGCAGCGAACGATCCGCCAGCGACGCGGCTTCAATTGCGCTATACGGCAGCCTTTCTCAAATTATTACGACAACCTTGCACAATGCAGCTGACGCGGAAGATCAAGCAGATTTTTATTTGGCACTTCGTAAAGACCCGCAACCAATTTTTAAAGAAATCACCTACGATCTGACCAACCCTGAAGTGGATAATTCTGACCGTGATAATTTGATCGGTGTTTTTATGGGAATGCCCGTGGCTATCAATGACCTACCTGGCAACATGGGTTCAATCTTTCAGGGTTTCGTTGAGGGTTGGTCATTCAAAGCGGGATACAACACCCTTTCGGTTTCCTTGATCGTGTCACCGACGGCGTACTCATTGCAGGCATTGTCATGGGACGAAATTTCCAACGCATTCAACTGGTCGGGCGTGTCGCCAACGCTTGACTGGGCGCGTGCAACAATTATCACTTAACGAAGGAGACTCCAATTACAAACCCAACAACCCCTTTTTCGTGGCAAATGCCCACGGCAAGCGATTTAGTAACGGACTTACCTGCCGACTTTGAAACTTTTGGTCAAGCCGTTGCCACTTCACTGGCTGACTTGCTTGGCGGCACAACAGGTCAGGTCTTGAAGAAAAACTCCAATACCGACATGGATTTTGTTTGGGCGGCTGACTCAGCGGGCATGACAAATCCAATGACAACAACTGGTGACACAATTTATTCATCAAGCGGTTCAACACCAGCAAGATTAGGAATTGGAACATCTGGACAGGTTATGACCGTATCGGGCGCTGGAATTCCGTCTTGGACTACATTAGCATCAGGTGTCGGAAATGCCAGTTCAACAATTAACACTTTGGAAGTAACAACGTCTACAAGTTACACAAATTTAGCAACAACTCAATCGGTCACATTAACAACGGGAACAAAAGTTTTAGTTTTAATAAGCTGCGGAATACAAACAGATTCTACAAGCAAACGCGCATTTGTTTCTTATGACATCAGTGGGGCAACAACGCAATCAGCCAGTGATGCACAAGCGTTGATTTTTGAACGCCCTGGTTCAGGTGGTGGGCAAACAAACAGATTTGCGATTCATAGTTTCGCAACTGTAACGGCTGGAAGCAATACATTTACGCTTAAGTTTAAGGCGCAAACGCCCGCTGAAGCACAATTTGAATACCGTACACTTACTGTTTTGAATTTGGGGTCATAAAATGGCAATAACATCAAAAGAAATCAATCTTTCACAATTAGATCAAGAATTAGGTTCAAAAGGGTTAAATGCCAATTTTACTGATTTATCGAAAAAGATTATTTTGCCAGCGGAAAATTCAGATGTAACAGAAACACAATTGGAAAACGCAATTTTAAGTCACGTTGCATTGCCAAAATTAGAACCTACTTTTGCAGAAAAACTGGCAAGCGTTGGTTTATCTATCGAAGAATTGAAAGCCGCATTGTCGTGACCTATCCTGACGGTACAAACGCACGGTTGATCGAAGTCGCCGCAGCTGAAGTCGGCACGATTGAAGAAGGCGACAACCTGACAAAGTACGGCAAATTTACAAAGGCAGACGGTTTGCCCTGGTGCGGTTCATTTGTGAATTGGTGTGCAGCGCAGGCGGGTGTCAAGATTCATTCGGTCGTCAGCACTGCAATTGGCGCACATAAATTCAAAGAAATTCAACGTTGGTCAGGTATGCCGCAATTGGGCTATTTGGCTTTTATGGATTTTCCACATGACGGCGTTGATCGCATTTCACACATTGGCATTGTCGTTGGACTTATTGACACAAAAACATGTTTGACGATCGAAGGCAACACCAGCGGGACAGGCGACCAGCGCAATGGCGGCATGGTCATGGTCAAGGTTCGGTCATACGGTGAAGGCAAGGAAATCGTCGGTTTTGGCATTCCAAAGTTTGTGCCCTATAAAGGAGAATTTCCAAAGATCGAAATACCTACAACGGCAGCAAAGCCAAAGAAGGAGACAAAAAAATGGAACAAACCAAAGCCTTAGCGGCTTCGTGGGGTAGAAGTTTTATGGCAGCAGCCCTAGCCTTGTTTTTGGCAGGCGTGACCGACCCTAAGACCCTTGCAATGGCAGGTGCAGCAGCAGTCGCACCAGTCATTTTGCGCTGGTTAAACCCAAACGACAAAGCCTTCGGTTCTACGGGGAAGTGAACCGTCGATTCGCAGCGGCTGGGTTGGTTTGGGCACT